GCCTGGAGGCGGCGGCAAATTCGGCCTCCGCCGCGACAGCCGCCTGTCGATGCGCCTCGGACAGCCCGACCACATTTTGCGTGGCCGCGCTGATCCGGCGACCGGCAAAGGACGCGACCAGGGCCCCACCGCCAACCTGGACGGCCTTACCGAACATCTCGGCGGCCTCAGCACTCTCGCCCAGAACTTCGCCCAGCGAGCGCAGGCCAGCCACTGTGGTACGCGAGATCCCCAGCCCCTTGTCAAAGCCTTCAGCGGCCACGACAGCGCCAGATTGCAGCACCTTGACCGCATCGCCGATGGTCACCTGGATATTACCGAAACGCTCATCCGCCTCGGCCTCCAGCGAGCGCAGGGCGCGCATCATCACTTCGGTGGTCAGCTTGCTTTCGGCAGCCAGCGCCTTCAGATCCTCGATCGTACCGCCAGCCTCTCGGGCGATTGCCCGCGTAAACTCGATCGGTGCGTTTTCACGGATTGCGCGCAGTTCTTCGCCTTGCAGGTATCCCGCCTGCAAGGCCTGACTGAACTGCGTCATGGTCGACGCCCGTTCTTGCGCCCCTTTCCCCGACAGGGCCAGCAGCTTGTTCAGCGTCTCCATGTCGCGAATGGTCTGCTTCAACCCCTGGCGGCCAGCCAGGGCCTTTTGCATCCGCTGGATGCCCTGGGCGGTGTCTTCGAATCCACCCAGCGCGCGCACGGAGGACCGATAGACCTCTTCGTACATCTCCTGCGATGCGTCACCCGCCTCGCGCAGCGCATTGCGGATCCGCGCGGCCTGATCCAGGAACCCGGTCGCCAGGTTGGCGCCGAACCCTGCCCCGATCACGGCCGTGATGGAACTCAACCGGCTGGCCGTCGACATGAGACCATTCATGCCACGCTCGACCCGACCAAAGCCCGACAGCGTGCTGGTCTCGAAGCGGGCGATCGAGTTATCGATGCGGCGCAGCTTGTTGATGAAGGGCCCATCGACAGCGTCGAACTCGGCCAGAACCTTGCGGACCATTACCTATGCCTTGTTGTTTTCCACGACCCGCTCCCAGGCCGCCCACAGCTCCTGCGGGGTGGATTTCCAGAACTCAGAGGGCGCCCATTTCAGCTCGACGGTTGCGAACTGAAAGGCTCTTCGGATGAGGCGGCGAGCGCTGCGGTCAGTTCCGCCTGCATCTCCGCCTCTTGGCGCTTTTTTTCCCGTAGCTGCTCCGGCGTGTAGAGCAGCGCGTTGATGAACTCAGCCTCGCGGCTGACCATCTCATTCGACCAGGCACCGGCCTCGAAGATCGCCTTCTGCACGGCCTCCTGGGTCCAGTTTTGGCTGGGATCACCCGCCTGCAAACCCAAAAGCAGAAGATAGGCCCGGCGCTGTATCGAGGCGCGCCCGTCATAGAGCTGCTGCAAGTGATCCAGAAGCCCGCCGTGGCGCCCTTCGAACGAGGGCATCACCCCGTATTCCGGCAGGAGGGAATAATCCCTCCCACCAAAGGTGACCGTAACAGGATCACGCATCAGGCGACCGTCCCACGGGTGATCGCGCCGTCCTCGCTGAACTCGACCGTATGTGCGACTTCACCTTCGGTCGGCATGTTCTTGTTCTGGATGGACAGTTTGAACTTGCCCTCCCATTTCTGGCCGCCCGTTTTGGCGGATTCGATCCAGAGGTAGGCTTCGCCGCCGTTGTCATGGGCATCCCACAGAAGGACCACACCGGCGGGCATCGGCGCCTCGTCGCCGATCTCGACCGTGCCGGACATGCCGTTGTTGCCCTGCGAGGATTTGGCGCCGTTCTTGTAGCCCGTGCGGCTGATCGACTTGCCGAAGTCCAGAGCCATATCGCCCTGGTATTCGACCTCGGTCTTCGTCCCGGTGTTGGTGCCATCCGAAGAGATGAACAGTTTGTAATTCTTGCCCGACATGCTGGTGTCTCCTTTTGCAGCGGAACCGAAAAAACCCGGCCAATTGGCCGGGCACGCAAAGGCGGAACCCGCCTCATTCAGATCGTGATGCTGTACCTCAACCAGCCGTGCACGCTGGTCGCATCCGTGTCGCTATCCACATCCATAGTCTCGAAGCGGAACCCCGAGCCCGCGAATGTGGCGCCCTTGATTACCTCATGCACCAGGGCCAGCACGTCCTTCACACGGCCCTGCCCCTGGCTGTCAGTTGCAGCCGCACGCGGGTGGAAGTAATGGACCTCGAAGGCATGGCGCGCGCGCTCTTTGTTCTTCGCGCTGCGATCCCTCAGACCGAACCCGTCGAGGCGCAGATACTCGCCCTGCGGTTCGTTCGGGGCATGGTCATAGACTTCAACGCCCGGGACAGCGGCCGTGACCAGGTCCGCGACGGCGACTTGAAGGGGAAAGGCTTGGGCGACAGTCACAGCTTCCTCAACACGCGCTCCAGGGCACGTTCCTGGTTTTCAATGTAGGGATCGCGCTCTTCCTCGAACGCATCGTCGTGAACGTTCCGCGCGGGCTGATCCTTCGACCCGAACAGGAACACCCGCAGATAGAAGGCGCGGCGCTCGGACGCTGGTGTCAGCAGGCCGACACGCCCACGCATCTTGGCCTTTGAAACCGACCACCGATACAACCGGCGCGACAGGCCGGTGATGCGTTGCATCCCGGGCTTTCCATGCCAGAACGGCGCGATCGAGCCCGCCGTGGCGAACCCGGCCATAGCCCGTGCATGCGTCGCCCGGGTCGAGGCCTCCACCTCCACCATCGCCTCCTCCCGCAGAGCGGGCGGCGCCTTCTTAAGCGCCGCCCGCAGCTCTTTCCCCCCGCGAACCTTTGCCATCCGCCTCGGCGTCCTTGCCGGCACCCTTGCCGACCGGCTCGGCGGCGCCACGCTTGATCAGCATATCTGCCACCGGATCGGCCACCGACTTGACCACCTCGCCTTTTTCACGCGGCTTTCCCTCGACGCTGCGCGCCTTCAGCATTTTGACGTCCTTGGGCATCCTATGTCCTTTCACATTGCCTGGATGATCATTTCGATCGTGCCACGGCGACGGTCGGGCCGCCCCACAGCTCGAATGTCGTAGGCCATCGCATCGATCTCGACGCGATGGCTGTTGGTAATTTGGCGGGTGGTGGCATCGGTGCGAACGATCAGACGATACTGAGGCCGCGAGATCTCGGCACCGGCCGAAACCTGCTCGACCCCGGTGGCCACACGCGGCTCCCAGATGGCGGCCCAACGCGAACCGTTCCCAGCGCCACCGACCTCTTGCCAGGTGCGGGTCCGCCCCCCACCCGGCGCGTCGACCTCGGTTGCCTCCTGAAAGGTGACCCGGGTATCAAACTGTCCTGCCTGCATCACTGTCACACACGGATCATCGGGCTGATCAGCGCCTCAACGCCAAGCGGCACCTCGGTGGGGGTCTGACCCGTCGCAACCGCCGGCCGGTTGTCATACCAGTGCGCGACCATCATGCGGATCGCCTGTTTGATCCCGTCGTGCACGTCATCGGCGGTCTCCCACCCGGCCGTGCAAGTTACAGCCATGGAACTTGTGTCCTCGGGCAACCCCGTCAGAAACAGATAGTCGCCTCGCTTGGACTGGGTGACATCATGCACTTCACTCCAGTTGCCCTGGCCATCGTCTTCCTCGACCTTGAAGTCCCGACAATCCGGGAAAGGAAGCGAAACGGCCTCGGGCTGCCCAACCAAGGGCAATGCCCACCGCTGGGCCAGAATGCAGCGCCCAAGGCGCCCGCTGTAGCCATCAAGCCAGGCAACCGCAGACTTCTCCAGGGCAGTCAGGTAATCGTCGGTCTCCGAAGAATCCACCCGGCAGATATCGCGCAGCTCGCCCACCGGAATGACCGGACCCTGGGGCGCTTGCAGCAGGATTGGGCGCATCAGCCTTCGCCCTTATCCGCGTCTTCACCGGCCGCGTCGCCCTTGTTCTCAGGCGCGGCACCGGCGGACTTCGCCTTGCCGCGCGGCTTCTTCTGGGCTTTCTCGGCGGGCGCGGCCTCTTCCTCGCCTGGCGCGCCATCGGCGTCCTTGGCGGTTTTATCGTCGGCGGCGTCCTTGGCAGCCTCATCGTCGGCGGCGGCCTTGTCGTCGTCGGTTTTCTCGTCCAGGCGGTCACGGACGGACTGGGCGTCCTCGTCGCTGAGGCACCCCAGCTCCAGAGCGATGGGCTCCATCTCGGCGGGCAGCTCTTTGTCGGTCTCGAACATGGTCGGATAAACCTTGCCCTCTTCAACGGCCTTGAACGGCAGAATGGGTTTCATGGTGGTTCCTCTCGTGAAAAAGCCCCCGCAACCGGATGGCGCGGGGGCTGGTGGTTTCCCGGATCCGTCGCTTACACGGCGACCTTCAGGAACTTGATGGCGTCGTCATTGGTGGGCGCACCGGCCACGCGGCGA